GCCGCATAACCTGCCAGCGGCGTCAAAATCAGCCACACACTAGTGCCGGATGAGTCCAGGATCGTGACGCTAAAGCCAGTAGCCGATGGCGCCGCATATTGCGTAACTTTGTCATCGCTTGTCGTAGCACCTGACAAAACGAACGACTTGATTACAGACATGCTGGCTTTGCGCGCATCACCTTGTCCGCTTGAATAGATCGGCACTTGATCCGAGCTAACAACCGAATCCACGGCTGAGAGTTGATTGATTGTGGTCATAGTGTTGTCTCACTCAAAATCAAGAATTGCATCCGGCCCGACAGTCAGCGGAGAAACGGGCTGATCAAAGAATGGCCGATCAATGTTCATTGGCTTGTTGCCTGCGCCAACAGGAAGAGTGCCGCTGTAGGCCATTTCAAGTGGCTGCGTATAGTGCGCCAGCATGGCGTTATAGGCTTCTCTTGCAGCGACTTTAGTATCCGGCGAAATGGCCTTTCCAAAGCCTGGAGCGATGCGTACCGCAAGGCTAAGAACAATGGCCTCATTGGCTCGATCTGGCACGCTGGCGATATCATCAAGATCATCGCCGTTGGGTGAGGATGGCAGCGGATAGCCCAAGCGAATGCCTTTGGCATTCCATGTGGCCATCATGGCATTCAGCTTGCGAAGTGCAACCTGCAACTGCTCAGGCGTGAGGTCAAAGACGTAGGAGCCTAGTCCTGCTTCCTCAAAAGCCTGAGTGATGAAATCACGCTTTGTCCAAGCCATTTAGAGTCGCCTCAATGTTGGCCGCGAGTTTAGCATCAGAAGTGCGACCGTCGAATTTAATCTTCAACTCACGCGCTTTTTCTTCCAGCTCTGCACGAGTTGGAGGAGCATTGTCAATAACCTCTGACACTTCAACTACCACTTCTGAAACAACTGGCGGGTTAATGGCTTCTGGCAAAGTTGCATACCAGCCATTAGACAATGCGTCCTTAAGGGTCTCCAGCGATTGGATACCCTTGTAATCGTATGTCTTACCAAGAGGCCCAGCATGAGCGCCTGGTGAGCGATAGACAATCGTCGGTTCAAAGTCGTTCATTTCTTTTTGCTCGGTGCTTTGGCCGGTGCTTTAGATGGCTTTCCAGCTGCTAAAGCTGACTTGCGAGCCGATGACAATGCAACAGCAATGGCCTGCTTTTGTGGCATGCCTGACTTCATCTCTTTAGAGATGTTTTTGGAAATTGTCTTTTGACTGTAGCCTTTTTTCAGTGGCATGATGATCTCCAAAAAAAGACGGGGCCGAAGCCCCGCCTTGATTACGCCAAGCGATAGGTCACAAAGGTTGCAGCAGCCGTTTTAACGGTGCGGAAACGGCCCGTTGTGGACAGCGCCACGGTCATGTTGCCGACAACCGTATGGCCGCTAGCAGCCTGTGCTACAGTGAATGCGTTGGCTGCGCCGGTATTGATAACCGACCAATCAATCGATTCATTGATAGCAAACGAGCTGGTTGCATCCAGAACAGCGCCAGTTGCCAAGGTGCCAGTCACAGCCGCAGCGGTCGTAGAGGTGATGATACCGCCCAAGATCAATGCACCGGTCACCGTGCCGGTGGCATTAAGCGTGCCAGGCGTTTGCTGAGCCTGCCAGCTCAAACGACCCTGCTGCACTACAGGAGAAGTGCCAACTTCATAGTAAGCATCAACTTCGCCACCAGCCGAGATAACGATAGTCGCGCCGCTGGCATAGGAGCCGAAAACGGTTTGACCGTTAATAACGGTGCCGATCAGTTGCAAACTATCAGGATAGTTGGGAAAGCCAATTCGGCGATACACCTGTGCAGTGCCTTGGCAGAATACTGCAATGCTTGCACCAGAAGGTACTGCGATATCGGTAGAGGTGCCACCGGCAAGAACGAGAGAAGACATGATTTATTTCCTTTGAAAATTGGTTCAGTGTGTTGTAAACATGGGGAGGCTAGCTCCCCATTGTTACGTTTAGGTCTGGCTGAACATCATGATGCCCGACATTTCCGGCTGTTTATTGACCACGCCGTAGAGCGTGTCAATCCGATATTTCGTGCGCATCGTGTTGATGTCATATTGCTTTTGCATCACCAGCTCAATGCCCTGATCTGTCGTTGCACGCATCACAGCCACACCAGCATCAGCCGGCACAGCATAGCGGCCAGGCAACAGCTCGATGGAGTCCTTCTGCCAGAAGGGGTTCATGAAGTTGGTAACGGTGTTCAGGAACACAATCGCAGCGGTGCCGCTGGTCGAGCTCAGAACAACGTTCTGTTGCTGGGCTTCAGCATCCGATCCACCTTGGTTGCTAATGATTGGCGGGCTAATCACCAAGGTCGTCGCGCTAGGCACGCTGATGACGCGGAAGCTCTTCAGCAGGCCAGTCGATTGCTTAGTGATGTGGTGAGCAGCTTCAACGCCAGCAATCGTGAACGCATCACCAGCGACCACGCTGGTGGTGCTGGAAATGGTGATCGTTTGGAAACGATTGTCCACGTTGGCGGTTTCGCCAGTTGCAGCGGTCTGAGTAGCACGCGGCACCCAGTAGTTACCAGCGCCGACCAAGGTAGAAACGGTCAGGCCAGCGCCACCAGCTGCTGCGGTCTTGCGCAGTGCGTAGTCGAGCTTGTAGGTGTCAAAAGACGCCACCATGCCAACATATGCACGCTCATAGGCGTTATCAGACTTTGCATTGCCAAAGCTACGGGTAGAAGCTGCCAAGTTAGATGCCATACCGTTGTAATCGCGGGTGGACAAAGCCAGGTAACGATCTTGGAACGGAATGCCCTGCTCATTCATGATGGCTTCGCACTGCGCCACATCGTCAAAACCCGATGCAGTGCTGGCGCGCTTTACAAACAACGTACCTTGATTGGCAGCAACGTTCATAACCGACACGTTGATATCGCTGGCCAGTTTTTGCTTGGCAGCATCACCCAAACGGCCTTCTTGCAGCGTGTCGCGCAGTTCGGTCGCGTTCAGAACCCAAGGCACTGAGCGGCTGAAACCCAGCGTAGCAGGAACGCTGAGCTGCGTGTAGTCGTCGAAGTTGGTCGTCATGTCCGTACCGGCATACGATACGCCGATATAGGGCTGCGGACGCCAAATGACGTTATTTGCACGCTCCATCATGGAGCTGTCGGTGTTGTAAACCGACACGTTTTTGCTCAAAACGAGAGCATCCTGGAAACCTTCCAGAATGTCTTCGAACGCTACGCGTTCCTCTTTCGAAAATGCATTAGGCATGATTCAATCTCCAAAAAAAATAGGTTAGGTGTTGCGCTTTTGCCGTTTGTAGGCCATTACTTTAGAGTAATCGCCTGACTTCTCAGCATCTGCGCGAAGTCGATCAAGGGTGGAATCCACCGTGCCGGATACTTTACCAGTGCCTTGCACAGTTTTCTCAGGCGGCGGTGCCGCTTTGCGATTAGTAACTTTCAATTGCGTCTCCAGTTTTGCAACCGCAAAAGCGAATTTTACGGGGTCACTGATTGAAGCGAGTTCCTTAGCCTTCTTTGGGTTTTTGCCCAACGCATAGACCAGCAACGCGGGATTTTCAGCCCCTTGCAGAATGACGCCTTGCTGAACGACATTCAATGATTCCTGAGCGATTGCTTCGGCCTCATCGTAGTCTTTGACTTTCAGCTCTGCTTTCGCTTTGCCGTAGCCATCTAGCTTGGCTTGCCATTCCTTGGCTTGATTGTCTCGCTCTGCTTGCAGCTTTGCCACTTGCTCATCGGCTTGTCGCTTGCGATCAAACCAATTGGCCAGGCTTTCCTCGAATTTCTCCGCGTCGTAGTCAAAATCCTCTAGCGTTGGCTTTTTGCCAAGCTCCGTAACCGCGGGAGCGGCTGGCTCTTGGTTTAGCTTTGCTTCGAGTTCTCGATTGCGCTTCTGTAATTCTCGGTGCTGTTTGCGAAGGTCGCGCACCCACTCAGGCGCCGGTTTCTCTTCCTCTTGAGGTGGCGATTCCTCTCCGATGCTTACGATTACCTCGTCATCTTGTTCCGCTTCTGGCGCAGCTTCTGCGGATTGCTCTTGGCTTTCCACTTCTTGCTGCACCTCGATTGGTTCTTCGATGATTTCAGTTTGATCGTTTACCTCGTTTTCTGCCGTTTCTAGCATAGTTACCCCATTTGTTGACTCACCCCATTAAAGGCTGGGCGGATTGCCTGTATTCTGTTGCTGCTGCAAAGCGCCGCCGATTGCTTGCGCAGTTTCAATAGCGGCTTTTTGCTGCGTGGCGCTGACATTTGACAGGGTTTCAATTGTCTGCGCCCGAGTTTGTTCGGATTTTGCCACAGTTAGCACAGTATCTGCTTGCGCTTTCATGGCTTTTGCTTCAGCTTCTTTGGCTGCGCTCATCAAATACATGGCCTGCGGGTCAGGTTGCTGACCCTGCATTTCAGCCTGCATTTGTTCCGATTCTTGTTCTGTTGCCTTAACGGCGCCCAACCGAACCAGCTTGCCTCGGAAATAATCGCGCACATCGCTCACGCCTTCGCCTTCGATATTCATCAAGGCCATGGCCGACAATACCTGCATCGTCTCAGGATCTTGCGTGACTTGCATCATGCCCGTGAGTGCGCGAACCGTAGCCTGGCGCTTGCTGGAGCTGGACGGGCCCACATCCACGGCAATATCAAATTCAGCTTCGCTCAGGTCATTCTCGAATTCGACTTCTCCGGTTTCTTTATTGAGCGTTGGCCGCATCAATTCCACTGCCTCCGAAGTGCCTCCGGATGTAATGGCCTTCATCTTGCGGCCAGGTTCGACAAAGATATCCTTGGCCATACTCAGCCAGATTTCGCCCGAGCGCTTCACGGACTTGGCCATGTTGCTCATGTAGATGAAAGTCTGCATATCCAGCCGCTGCTGGATCATCTCAACGGCTTTGCCGCTGATGTTGCTCACT